GCGCATCGCCATGACGTCGAAGCGCAACCTCAAGCGGATCAACAACCCCGACGACGTGATGGCGCTGCCCTACAGCATCGTGGGAACGAGACAGCGTTTCAATATCTTTGCATCAAACTACTAGGTATGTTTAGCCCATGAAGACGCCGATCCTCGGATCTTCCTATGTGGCTCGCAGCGTCAACGCCGCGGACAGCCGCATGGTCAATTTGTTTGCAGAAATTGTTCCCGAAGCCGGCAAAGAGCCGGCGTTTCTTCAGCGTGCGCCTGGCTTGCGGCGGCTGGCTACGATTGGCACTGGGCCTATCCGCGGGCTCTGGCAGTTCGCCGGCTCCGGCTACGTCGTGTCGGGCGACACCCTCTACAAGATTTCGTCCAACTGGTCCGCAACCGCCGTGGGCATTATTGCTGGCAATGGACCAGTGTCGATGTCGGACAACGGCACGCAGTTGTTCGTGGCCGCCAACGGCCCCAGCTACATCTACAACAACCTGACGAACACCTTCGCCCAGATCACCGACCCTGACTTCCCTGGCGCGCTGACCGTCGGTTATCTCGACGGCTACTTCGTGTTCAACGAGCCGAACAGCCAGAAGATCTGGGTGACGAGCCTGCTGGAAGGCACGCAGATCGACCCGCTGGACTTCGCCAGCGCCGAAGGCTCGCCTGACGGCCTTGTCTCGCTGATCGTCAGCAACCGCGAAGCCTGGCTGTTCGGTACCAACTCGACCGAAGTCTGGTACGATGCCGGCACCGCCGACTTCCCGCTCCAGCGCATCCAGGGCGCCTTCAACGAGGTGGGCTGCGCCGCGACCTTCTCGGTCGCCAAGATGGATAACGGCGTCTTCTGGCTGGGCGCCGACGCTCGCGGCCGTGGTATTGTCTACCGCGCCAATGGCTACCAAGCCGTCCGCATCTCGACCCACGCCGTCGAATGGCACATCCAGCAGTACGGCAACCTGTCAGACGCGATTGCCTACACCTACCAGCAGGACGGCCACTCGTTCTATGTGCTGATCTTCCCGCAGGCCGACACCTCTTGGGTCTACGACATCGCCACCGGGGCGTGGCATGAGCGCGCTGGCTGGAACAACGGCGAGTTCACCCGCCACCGCAGCAACTGCCAGATGGCCTTCAGCAGCGAGGTCGTCGTCGGCGACTACGAGAACGGCAACCTCTACGCTTTCGACTTGGACGTTTACGCCGATGATGGTCAGATCCAGCGGTGGCTGCGCTCCTGGCGCGCCCTGCCGACTGGCCAGAACACGCTGCGCCGCACGACGCACCACAGCCTCCAGCTCGACTGCGAGACGGGCGTGGGGTTGAACGAGCCGCCGAACCAAACTGACCAGTTTACGGCCGAGCAGTTGGTTGGTGCGCTGCTTACGGAGAACGGCGACCGCCTTTTGACCGAGAACGGCAACGTCATCTACGCCACGACGGTTATATCGGCGCCGGGCGCGACCATGATACCCAAGGCCATGCTGCGGTGGTCTGACGACGGCGGCCACACCTGGTCGAACGAACACTGGACCTCCATCGGCCGGCTTGGCCAGTACGGCCATCGCGCCTTCTGGCGCCGGCTGGGCATGACCCAGAAGATCCGCGACCGTGTGTACGAGGTGTCGGGGACGGACCCGGTGAAAATCGCCATCATGGGCGCAGAACTTAGAGCCAGCCCGACCAATGCGTAGCCCGCCACAAACCGTGACTTTACCGGCGCGGCTACCTATGCTGGCGCAACCAGAATGAGGCCCCACCATGTCCGTTAATCTGTCCTCGCTTGGCGGCGCTGGCTGGCAATTTTTTGACGACAACGGCACTCCTTTGTCGGGCGGCCTGCTGTTCACTTATCTCGCGGGTACCACGACCCCCGCGGTGACCTACACGTCTTCGAACGGCCTGACCGCCAATCCGAACCCGATTGTGCTGGACAGCGCCGGTCGGCCGCCGTCGCAGATCTGGCTGCCGGACGGCGTGTTCTACAAGTTCATCGTCAAGGACGCGCTGAACGTCGAGATCCGCACCTACGACAACATCCCCGGCATCTCGCCCGACACGTCTCTGGCCGCTTTGTCTGCCTCCAACGGGTCTTCTCTGATTGGCTACATCCAGGGCAGTGCCGGGTCGGTCGCGCAGAACGTCCAAACGCGGCTTCGGAACGACTTCGTGGTGCCCGAAGACTTCGGCGCCGTGGGCAACGGCATCGCCAACGACACCGCAGCACTCCAGGCCGCGCTGGCGAGCGGCAAGGACGTCATGCTGACGGCCGGCAAGACCTACCTGCACACCTCTGAGCTGCTCATCGCAACGGCCAACCAGCGCGTCATCGGCTCGGGCGTGATCCGCACGTCTGGCGCCATCAACAGCTTCCGCATCTCGGCGCAGGGCGTCGAACTGAGCGCCACCTTCAACTCGCCAGGTCAGACGGCGGGCTACGCGATCTACGCGGTCAACGCCGACCGCTGTAAGATCCACAAGGCCAACATCCTCGACGGCTTCGGCGCGCTCTATGTCGAGTCCACGAACACCTTCGTCGTGGACTGGATGTGGGGCATCCTGCGCGGGCCAGGCGTTAAGTGGTTCGGCAGCGACGCCAAGCGGTCGGACATTCTGACCCTCAACTTCGTTCTGCTGGACCCCGGCAATTCCCAGTACGGCCTCGACTGGGATGGCAACTGCCATAGCCTTGAGGTCAAATACCTCGGCATCGTGGGCGGCCTCGGCGCGATCATCCGCAACACCTCTGGCGGGACCACCTTCCCTGCCATCGGCCGGTTCGGCCACATCGAGATCGACTACTCGACCACGCACGGCATCGAGGTCCAGGCGGGCCTCGATTACGACTTCGTGATGCCCTACGTCCTCGGTAGCGGCGGCGACGGCTTCCGCATCGGCGCCGCGATCAACGACTATGAGGTCCGCATCACGGGCGGCAAGAGCGTCGGCAACACCGGCCGCGGCATCAACGCGCTGGGCGGCGTCGTGCTGACCTCCGGTTCGGTGATGGTGGCTACCAACACGGCCGGCAACTACAACGGCAACGTTTGGTGCTTGGCCCCTCGTCTGGCGGTGGACAGCAATTTTAACTTGCGGCTTGACGGCGGCGACCCGAACATCTCGGTCGATCAGAACGACTTCATCAGCTACAGCCGGTCCCAGAACGCCTACAATTTCCAGATCAATGGCAACGGCGCCATGTCTGTGCGGTCCAACTTCGTGCAGACGTTCTCGCCTCTTGTTTTGCCGATCTACACGGTCGGGACGCTCCCCGCCGGCTTTAACGGTATGCGCGCCTTCGTCAGCGACTCGTCCGTCACGACGTTCGGCTCGGCTGTTGCCGGCGGCGGTAGCGCCTTTGTCCCGGTGTACTTCGGCGGAAGCTGGCTCGTCGGCTAACTCGTATGACCAGCCCGCCGAACATCACAACGATCCCGGCGCCGCGCGTCCCCGTCATCGACGAGCGCACCGGGCTGATTTCGCGGGAGTGGTACAGGTTCTTCTTCAACCTGTTCAACCTGACCGGCGCCGGCACCAACTTTACGTCGCTGCAAGACGTCCAAGTTGGGCCGCCGACCGGCTCGGAAGAGCAGGTCGTGTTGGGGCGGCAGCTCGACGGCGTGCTGGCCACGCCGGACGCGCCCGCGCAAGAGTCGCAGATCGCAGAGCTTCAGAAGCAGGTCGATGCGCTGGCCATAGGCCCCTCGCTGACGCCGCACACGCCGTCGCCTGTCTTTGGCTCGTTCTTCAGCACGGCCAACCAGTTGGACGGGTCCGCGACAACGGCCTACCCCATCGTTATGGACACGGTGCAGAACAGCAGCGGCGTTCTGCTGCAAGACCGCGTGGCGGTGTTCACGGCGTCTATCGCCGGCACAACCATGACCGTTACCGCAGTGGCCTCCGGGACGATCTATCCGGGAATGGTTCTCACCGGCACTGGCGTGACCGCCGGCACTTACATCGTCTCGCAGACGACCGGCACCGACGGCAGCACCGGCACTTACGTCGTCAGCGCCTCGCAGACGGTGGGCTCTCGGACCATTACCGGCACCTGCAAGTCGATCATCCAGGTGGAGAACGCTGGGGTCTACAACGTTCAGTTCAGCGTCCAGTTCGTCAACACCAGCGGTCAGATCCACGACACGGACATCTGGCTCCGCAAGAACGGCGTGAATGAACCTAACAGCAACAGCCAGTTCTCGATCCCAGAGCGTCACGGCAGCGTAGACGGGCATCTGATCGGGGCGCTAAACCTGTTCGTGACCCTAGCGCCGAATGACATTATCGAACTGATGTGGGCGACGACAAACTCGGCCGCGACCATCGAGTACATACCAGCGCAGTCCAGCCCGACACGTCCAGCCGCGCCATCGGCCATTGTAACAGTATCTTTGGCGTCTGTGCCGTCCAACCAAGGAGTCTGACCATGGCCGTCATCGTCACTGTGCTGATCCCAGCCAAGACCGCCGAGAACTCGCAGACGACGCAGTACACGGCGAACGGCGTGACGACGATCATCGACAAGTTCACGGCGACCAACTACAGCGCCTCGGCGGCGACGATCAGCGTCAACCTTGTCACCTTTGCGGGCAGCGCCGGCAACAACAACTTGATCGTCAAGACCAAGACGCTGCTGCCGAACGAGACGTACACCTTCCCCGAGATCGTGGGCCAGGTGCTGTCACCCGGCGCCTTCATTTCCACTATCGCCGGCACGGCCTCTGCGATTAACATCCGGGCCAGTGGGCGTGAGGTGACGCAGTGACGTCCAGCGAACAGTCGCTGCTGGTCCTGTTCGACGAAGTGTTGGGGCTGCCCCCTGACGCGGCGGATTGGTTGCTGTCCGTGTGGGCTGTGTTCCAGGTTTTTGACGATGTGGCCGACGGCGACAATGTGGAGCGCAAGGCGCTGCACGACGCCATCTGGAACAGCCTCGTCAAGATGCCGGCGAACCCTTTCTACCAAGCCAACAGCGGGACGTTGCTCCCGATCATGGCCAGCGCCATCCTCAAGTGGGTCGCGTCCGACGACGCGGAGCGGGCGGGGAAGGCCGACGAGAAGTCCTTCGTGTGGCGCGCTTCGTACTATGATATCGTTCTGTTGGTTGTTCTGCTAACCCAGGGTAAGGACGCCGCGCTGGCCAAGGCCGCGACCGTAATGTCGCTGTACGGTGAGACGTTTGCGGATTACCGGAAGGAGTTCCCGCTGTGCCAGATCCCGTAAGCGCCATCGTCGGCTCTAGTGTTATTGGTGCTGGCGCCGGCATCTACGGCTCTAGCCGCGCGGCAAGCACACAGGCCCGCGCTGCCCGCGACGCCGCCGCCGCACAGACCCAGGCCGCTGACCGTGCTGCCGAGGTGCAGCGGGAGCTTTTCGAACGGCAGGTCGAGCTTCAAGCGCCCTTCCGCGAAGCTGGTCTGACCGCCCAGAACCGGCTGCTGACCCTGCTGGGTCTGGGTGGCCAGGAGACGGCGCCTGAGTACGGCCGCTACGCCCGCGACTTTGGCCGCGCCGACTTCACGGCCGACCCCGGCTACGGCTTCCGCATGAGCGAGGGCATGAAGGCCTTAGAGCGGTCGGCCGCTGCCCGCGGGGGTCTGCTGTCGGGCGCGACACTGCGCGGCGTCCAGCGGTTCGGGCAGGATCTGGCCTCGCAGGAGTACCAGAACGCCTTCAACCGCTACCAGGTCAACCGCGCGGCCCAGCTTAACCCGCTCCAGAGCCTCATGGGCGCAGGCCAGACGGGCGCAAACGTCCTGACGAGCGCGGCCGGCGACGTCGGCCGCGGGCTGGCCGGGACGTACATGGGCGCTGGTGCTGCCCAGGCCGCCGGGCTGGCGGGCGCTGGTCAGGCCCGCGCTTCGGGCTACGTCGGCGCCACGAACGCCCTGACGGGCGCGCTGTCGCAGGCGGTGCCGAACTACCTAATGTACAGCTACATGAACCCGTCCAAACCCAAAATGGGCGGCCAAGCCGGCATCATGGAAGGGGTCTTCTGACCATGGTTGACTACTCCATCGCCGCGCAGGTCCGCCCCGTCCAGATGCCCAACATCGGGGAGCTGTACGGGCAGGCCCAGAACATCCAGCTCAACCGGATGCGGATGGCCGAGGCGCAGGAGACGGCGCAGGAACGCAACGCGCTTCGCGGTCTGCTGTCGTCGGGCGTTGATCTGAACACGCCGGAGGGCCTCAACCAGCTTCGCCGCGCCGCGCCGATGTTGGCACCGCAGTTTGAGCAGGCGGCGGTTCAGCGGGCGTACCAGCGGGCGCAGATCGAGCGCATCCAGTCGCAGAACGACCGGGAAGCCCTTCAGACGGCTCAGACGTTCCTGCCCCAAATTCGCACGCCCGAGCAATGGGCGGCCACGCGGCCGGCGCTTATCGCCCGCTTCCCGCAGTTCGCCCACCTGTTCCGTCCTGAGTACAGCCCGGAGCTGATCCGCGAACTTGCGCTGGGCGCGGAGAGCCTCCGCACGCAGTACTTCTCCCGCGACGAAGGTATCTTCGGCGTGCAAGGCGGCCAAGCAAGTATGTTGCCGGGCACTGCGCCAACGCCGCGCCCAGAACTTAAAATGATTGATGGCTTTCCGTTCGTGCAAACCCGCGAAGGCAACAACATCCGTTTGCGGCCTGTCCTTGAAGGCGAACCGCCGGCCACAGCGCCCACGACGCCTCCGGTTACTGCGCCCGCAGCGCCTCCGACGGCCGCCGCACCTCGTGTGCCGCCTTCGCGGTCTACTGACCTGTCCGTGCTTGAAGGTGCTATCGACCGCGCGGAGGGCACCGACCGTAATCCGCGCTCGTCGGCGCAAGGGCGCTTCCAGTTTATTGACCCCACCTTTGTGCAGGAGTTCCGTCGCGCGTTCCCCGACGCGGCGCAGGGGCGTTCGGACGCGGACGTGCTGCGGTTCCGGGGCGCGCGGCTTGCCGACGGGCGCCAAGTCGAGGACGTGCTTGGGCCGGCTTTTATCCAGCGCAACGCGCGAAGGCTGGAACAAGCCGGGTTTCAGCCGACGGGCAACAACGTCTACTTGGCCCATCACTTTGGCGCCGACGGCGCGCTTAATCTTTTGCGGGCTGATCT